AAAAGAAGTTAAGATCACCAACAAGGATTTTTTCTGTAATTTAAAGAGCCAAACATGGTGGGCTGTAGCTGATAGATTTAGAAATACTTATAACGCCGTTGTTAATGGCGAGACATTTGAGCCGGGCGAGCTGATAAGTATTGACTCAACATTTCCGGATCTTGCCACGCTCGTTACTGAGCTTTCAACGCCGCGAAAAGATTACTCCAAAGACGGCAAGGTTAAGGTTGAGAGCAAAGAGGATTTAGAGAAACGCGATGTAAAATCGCCAAACTACGCAGAAGCATTTATCATTGCCAATGCACCGAGAGAGATTAAACGTAAGGGGTTTTTCGATGTCAAATGGCAATAATATTTTTAAAAGAATCTGGCACGCTATACGCAATAAACAGGAATGCACTAAAGAAGAGGAATCAACCGAGGCGCAGCCATGGTGGCGAGCGCTAAGCACTCACCAGAAGCCCATTACCTATACGCAAGAAAGGCCGTTCACGCCATTTCGCGTGAACCATGAAAGTTTCAAATTCAGAGATTCAAGCGGAAAGGCTGTGGCGTTAGATAATGCACTTAGCAAAGAGATGACGGACGCAACAAAGAGAGCATTCACATTTGATAGCTGCTCTTCGGGCGACTCATTCGCCGGATCTTACGGCGGCATAGTTCCAGATGTACTAACGTCCTGGTACGCGCAACAGACATTTATAGGCTGGCAAGTATGCGCTATTGTTGCCCAGCACTGGCTTGTCGAGAAAGCATGTGGAATCAAAGGCCGCGATGCAGTAAGGCACGGCTACAAGTTATCTGTTGATGATGAAACAAAGTTGCAGCCAGGTGAGATACAGCAAATTGAAGACTGGGATAAAGAGTTCAATGTAAAGGCGTCGCTGATAGAGGCTGATAAATTTAAAAACGTGTTTGGAATCAGGCATATATTGTTTTTAGTTGAATCTGATGATCCGGAATACTACACAAAGCCATTCAATCCGGACGGCATAAAGCCCGGCAAATATAAGGGCATGAGCCAGATTGATCCGTACTGGATGGCCCCGCAATTATCCGGTGATAATGTCAGTAATCCATCGAGTCAGTTTTTTTATGAGCCGGAATTCTGGAGTATTGCTGGTAAACTCTATCACCGCACTCATTTTGTGATATTGCGCGGCCCTGAAGTTGCTGACGTGCTAAAGCCGACATATCTGTATGGTGGAATACCGTTGACGCAGCGCATTATGGAGCGCGTATACGCAGCAGAGCGCACAGCAAATGAAGCGCCTCAACTTGCACAAACGAAGCGCATCAATGTCAGAAAAATGGATTTAGAGCAGGCGGCAGCAGATCAAACAGCATTCGAGACAGCTTTGCAAAGGATGTCAGAGTGGCGTGATAATTATGGAATCATGGCCATAGGCTCTGATGAAGATTATCAGCAAATGGAAACTACGCTGACGGATCTTGATGTAACCATAATGACACAGTATCAGCTTGTTGCGGCGATTGCCGACGTTCCATCAAATAAGCTGCTCGAAACGCAGGCAAAGGGATTTAACTCAAGCGGCGAATATGAAACAAAATCATACAATCAGACGCTCGAAACAATTCAAGAGAATGATCTTACTAAAATTGTCGATAAGCATCACAAGTGCTTGATGCGATCAAAAATTATGCCTGAATTAAAAAAATCCTCACCCTTCTCTCTAGGTATTGTCTGGAATCCGGTTGATGTTAATAGTGATATAGAGCAGGCAGAAGTCCGCGAAAGGATTGCAAACGCCGATAAAGCATACTTCGATATGGGCGCAATTGATGCGATGGACGTTAGAGACAGGCTTATTAGTGATGACAAGTCGGGATATTCTGGGCTCGTGCCATTGAGCGACGGTGAAGAAATAGAAATACCGGACGCTGAATAATGGCCCGAAAAACGCGAAGTAAGTTTGCTTTTACGCAAAGGCGTAAAAAATGGATAGGCTCGCGCTCTGTAGTCATGCGCGGCCTGCCATTAAGAAACAATGCTGTCATTCAGGCTCGTTATGTAAAAAGACTTGATAACCTCGCAAGCCGCATGGTTAGCGGCACTCAAAAAGCCGTTCGTGATCTAATTAAATCAAAGGAAGGAAAGGCGTATTTTGCTCAGGACGCAAGCATATCATCACAAGCCAGAATTGTTTTTAACGCACTAAATAGAGACTGGAAGGCCATGCTTGACGAGCTTGCGCCAAAATATGCGCGTGACATGATTAATCAAATATCAGGTTATAGCGCATCAAGCTTGAAATTGAGCCTTGAGGAGTTGAGCGGCGGATTAACAATAAATACCGATCTTACCACTGGCATATTACACGAAATAATCAAGGCAAGCGTTCAGGAAAATATATTGTATATCAAAAGCATACAAGACGATTATATGAAGAATGTTGAAGGTGCTGTTATGCGATCAATAACAGCGCCCGATAGCGGAGGCACTAAAGAGCTGATCGAGTCAATTGATAAAATGCTTGATAGCGAAGCGAAGAAAATTCATAACAAGGCTCGAAATATTGCTCTTGATCAAACCCGCAAAGCGTACACTAATCTTAACGCCGGAAGAATGATCGCGGCAGGCGTTGACAAGTACGAATGGAGACATAGTGGAGGATCGCAAACGCCTCGCCCTCTTCATAAGCATAAATTAAACGGCCAGATTTTCAGCCTTAAAAACCCACCGATTATTGACGAGAGAACCGGCGAAAGAGGCATTCCAGGGCAGGCAATTAACTGCAAATGCATCATGCTGCCGGTAATAGAATTTGATGACGGCACCGAAGATGATGAAGATGACGACAATTAAAATAGTTGACAAAATATAACTATGGTTTATTTTATGATGTAAAGAATGCTTTTGAAGTAAAAAGTAATTATTTTTCATTTACTTAAAGTAATATTTTTTATTACCGGAATAAAAAAAATGAGTAGGCTTTTTAATTGAGCGCAAGAATAGCAGATGAATGGGGTTGGTACGAAGTGCCCAAAAACCCATTATCTAAAGTTGGCATATTTGAATATCTTGGCTCCGAGATCGGAGCGCCCGACCCCGGCAAAATCTATAAAGTTTATCGCCCTGCTGAAGAGCTCGGAAGCAAAGAGACAATAAAATCATTTAAGCTATTGCCATGGGTCGACGAGCACACGATGCTCGGGAAAGACGCGACGCCCGCTGAAAAGAAAGGCATCCATGGCGTTATCGGTGAAAATGTTATTTTTGAGGATGATACGCTTTTTGGGAATATTAAAGCTTTTTCCGCGTCGATGGCTGAATCAATCGATAACGGCAAAGAAGAGTTATCACTGGGCTATGGTTGCACGTATGACTTTACGCCAGGTAACGCAATGGGCGAGGCTTACGATGCTGTCCAGAGAAACATCAGAGGAAATCACTTAGCGCTAGTTCAGCAAGGCCGCATGGGTAAAGACGTGGCCGTCATGGATGGCGCTATACAATTAACATTCGACAGTTTGGAGATGGTCACAATGACTAAAAAAGCAGAACAAACGGCACGTATGCAGAAAAAACAATTATCGGCAGCCATTGCGTCAGCGTCACTTGTAGGTGAGCGCTTATCGGCACTTGATAGCGCTACCACGCTTGAAGATGCTAAAGCGCTAATGAAAGAAATAGCGCCGGATCTTAAATCAATTCTCGGTCTTACTGGTCTTGATGAAGAAATGAAGGCCGAGGACATGGAGGAAGAAGAGGCCAAGGCCGAAGACGAGGAAGCCGAGGAAAAGCCCAAGGCTGAAGATGAAGAATCTGAAGAAAAAGAAAAAGGTATGGATGCAAAATTTGCCGCATTGGAAAAAACAATTACCGATCAGGCTGCAAAAATTGCCGCACTTACCGAGTCATCAAACGGTATGGATGCTAAAGTAATTGCCGCCGTTGCAGGCCGTGACAAGCTTTATGGTCGAGTGTCAAAATTCACTGGTACATTTGCATGTGATGGCATGACTGTTCAGCAAGTGGCAGAATATGGCGTCGACAAGCTCGGCATAGATTGCCCAGAAGGCCAGGAAGTTGTTTCCTTGAATGCAGCGCTAACAGTAATGGAGCGCGGAAACGGCATCTCTATGACGCACGCTCAGGATTCTATCACGCTCAAGGGTGCGGATG